GCAGTTGCACCAGATCCACCACCACCAACGATAGAGATCAGAGGTTGATCAGTATATCCACTACCTTCGTTAGTAACATCAACACTAGAAAGTGAACCGTTAACGATTACAGATGCAGCAGCACCGCTACCGCCGCCACCAGAAATTTCAAGTGCAGGTTTGCTACCAGCATCATAGTCCTCACCAGATTCCAGAATCTCAATGCCAGTGATAGGTCCAAAGGTAACAAACTCCTGATCTTTATATCCCCATGCAGATACACCGTTAACCCATGCACCAATAGGAGTATTGGGTGCAACTGTGGTTCTTGTAGATACAGTCTCAACTCTTCTAGGGAATCTCAGCAGTTTACGCTGGTTACCTGGGATAAGTGCAGATCCAACAAAGGGTCCAACCTTATAGTTGGGCAGACCAGAAGCAGCAACGTAAACGTAGTCGTTATTGAAGAAAGAGTTCTGAATGTTAGAAGTAAACAGTGAGATTACTTCATCAATAGTAGTCTGAGTAGACTTACCTCTGTTCAGGTCCACAGACAACAGGATATTACCCTGAGGTTCAATATCAGTAGGAACAGGAATCAGATATGAGAAGGTAAACTCATCCAAACGTGCAGTTACCTCAAAGGTGCCGTTATACACAGCAGGGTTTGCACCATAGATGGTAACAGTGTCCTCAACCAGCAAACCATGAGGGTTTTCGCAAGTTACAGTAGCAGTTCTGTTAAGACCACCAGGAATGATGCCTGAAACCTTAATAAGTTTCTTAACGTTGTACAACCAGGACTGCAAACGCTCATCTTCGTCAGTAGAACCCAATGCAGCAACATTTAACTTGTCACCAGGCAGATAATAGGAACCACTGTCTTCCAGAACGGTAGTACCTGCTTCTGCAATACCTAAAATACGAAGTTTGACTTCTGTGCTCTGTCCACGGTTGGCATATACGAAAATATCGGAATGAATGGTCGTACCAGGATCCCAATCCTCTACAACACCGTTCTTAGAACGAGTACACTCAATAAACTGGTTCAGAGACTTCTCTTTATACTGAACAGTCTCAATATCGTCAATAATGATCGTACCGTTCTTCTCAGGCCATCCAATAGTCGAGTCAACAGTAATAATACCTTCTGTTGTGCTCAGAGGTTCAACCAGAACGGTTTTATAAGGAATCTTGAACTCTCCGTTCAGAGTTTCTTCGGAAATAGCAAGTTCGTAGATAACATCAGTACCTTCGATGATCGAAATTACGTTTTCGATCAAAACTGATGCATCTTTGATATTTTGGTCAACAACATCAGCAGGTTGGATCAACTGAGCGTCAACCAAGTCCTGAGGATTACCAGAAATCAATTCTGCACGCAAAATGGTGTCAACAACCCAAGATGCAGCAGAAGGGGTGATCATCTCATCCCTAGGATAGTAAACATCGATCTGTTCACCGAACAGAATCTTAAATAGGTATTGCGTCGCCTTCTTAGTACCCTTAGATACATAGAAGTCCTTGATTTTCTTGATAACCTTAACAGGGTTGACCTGAGAGTAGTCGATATCAATCGTAGGCATGTATTGACGACGGAACTTGTCAAATACCTGCGTGATGATCATACTATCAAGGTTATGAACCACAGCATTCTCGCTATGACTCGATTGTGCCAGTTGTGTCTCGGCAGCAAAGATCTGGTTATGATAATCGTCGAATGCAGCAACGTCAGAGACGCCACGAGCACAACCTTTCAGTGCAGAAGGTTCATATTTACGTCCAGAGGACAAAATAGTGAAACCAGTGACCTCACCGAAACCTACATCACAAGATGCTTGGGAAGCAGCGGGTTCAGCAATGTAAACTTTGGGTGGTTCGGTATCAGAGTACCCAGTACCAAAGTTAATGATGTTAATGTCGGTAATCTCACCGTTAAAGATGGTAGCAACTGCCTCAGCACCAGTACCACCGATTGATTCACCCAAAGGACCCTTACGGTCGTCAACAATATAGACAGAAGGAGCATCGGTGTAACCAGAACCACCTGTCAACAGGTTGATGTTAGTTACATTGCCGTTTGCAACGCTTACGTCCAGCACCTGTGCGCCCACAGGTTGAATAATACGAGCACGGGGTGCAGAAGTATACCCTCTACCTCTATTATTGATGGTTACACTAACAACTTGTCCATCAGGTGACACAGAGCAGGATGCTGCTGCATCAATACCATCTTCGGGAGCAGGATCAATGTAAATTGCAGGAGGGTTGCTATAACCAACACCAGTAGCAGTGACTTGGATAGATCCAACAACCAAACGACCCTCAGAGTCGATTACAGGATCGCTAATGTCTGCACCATTCGGGTTGATGAAGGTGATAGCAGGAATAAAGTCGTAACCAGAACCAGAGTTAGTGATTTCGATACCAGAGACCATGCCAGTCTCATCATCTACCTGAATTGTGGCAGATGCTTGTGATCCATTGATCAAATCAGACGGAGGAGTGATCTGAACAACAGGTGGGTTGTATGAAGTGTAACCCTGACCACCTCTGATCAACTGTGCATTCTTAATACCATTGACAAGAGTCCTACCAGCGGCAGCTTCACCGATACCAGTAGAAGAGAAGATAGAAAGTTTAGGTGCAAAGTTAAGTTCGTAACCTTTACCACCTTCCTTGACAATAATTCTATCAATCTCGCCGTTAGAACCAACTCTGGTAACTGCTTCCGCACCTTGACCAACAGTAGGTGACACATACTCGATAGAACGAATATGGAAGGTGTCTTGGTTGGAGATATTAACGAAGAATTTAATTCTAGTGTTGTTGTCCGTCAGAACATAGTCAATATATGGACGTTGAAGGACAGCATTCCTATTGATGATCAAACCGATCTCAGCAATAGGAGAATATGGCAGTGAGTCGTACTCCATAGTCATGGAGTCGCCACCAGAGAGATCTTCTACTGGTGGGATAACGAGTTCCTTAATAACAGAGTCGGCAAAACCAACATAGTAAAGGATTTGAGTCAGTTCAACTTGATCATTACCCGTTCTAGCACGAGGGGGATTGATAAAGGTGATCTCACTTCCAGAAATGGTGTAGTCAGTCTGAGGAATCAGCAGGTCACCGTAGATTGTAACTGCAAGGTGCTCAGCAGACACTGGGGACACAGGAGTGCCCAAGAATTTAAGATCAAACGTAGTACGAGTTCCATCAAAGAACTCCCATGGAGATTCAAGCGCCTGTCTCTTCTTGTTGAACTCTTCCAGGGAGATGCCAGGTGTCAGGATGGCATCAGGACCACGAACAATCTCATCATAATAGATAATCTCATTATCGATCATCACTGAACCTTCACGGTCCAGGAAACCATCAATCTGTTCTACTTCGATTAAGTCATCATATACCCCAACGTCCTTAATAAGAGATGTAGAAGATGTTAAAGTCTTCTGATCATACTCATCGATGTCGAGATACTTAATTAAGTTATTAAGTACATTATAAGGACGACCTGTTTTCTCCTGTGATCGATAATACTCGATTAGGAAATTTACAAGTTGCTCATCCTCATAGCGAATAAACTCTGGGAGTTGATTAGCAACTCTGTCAGAAATGTTGATCGTTTTTCCAAACATTTATCTCTTAGAAACAGGAGTCGTACTCTGGATACGTGAAGGATCCAGTGGGGTAGTTGATTGTATTTATGTTGCTGCCACCATAGTTCCATCCGTTGAAATTGAATGGGTCAAAGGCGTCAACAGCACCAGGCTGAGTGTTAATATCTCTTGGGAAGATCCTCGGGTTGAACAACGTCGGGTCTACACCAGGTGGAATAGTGATTGATCCAGTTGAGGGAAGAACCACCACAGGAATACGAGTTGTACCATCAGGAGTATCAGCCACATCGAGAGGACCAACACAAACTTCGCCAGTTTCATAATCAACAGATCCAACAACGTCGTTCAGAACGACTTCCTTTTCATTTCTATTTGTTACCATGATGATATTACCAATACCGTCATCACGAAGGTTCACAGGAACCAAGGTTTGAGTTGAGGCAGTCTGACTATTGACAAGAACGTCTTCTAGGTCGGTGCTACCACCAGCAATAGTATTTGAAGTAGTAGGATTCAGAAGAGAACCTGCTGCTTCACCAGCAGCGATCAGATCAGCAACATCTTCGGTATAACCAGTTGCATAGAAGGTGCCAGACTTAACAGAGGAGAACTTAGGTTTGCAACTTCCGCTACCACCATTGCCACCACCATTAGGATCGCCATCACCACCGCCGTTTCCGCCGTTACCGCCGCCTCCGTTAGGATCGCCGTCACCATCACCATCGCCAGTGCCGCCTCCACCGCCGCCAGAACCGCCTGGGTCGCCGTCTCCACTACCACCATACCTATTGGGGTCAGTGATTGGGTTATTAAAGTTCAGACACTGTGAGAACTGGTTACCAAAGGTAAATTTGTCAAGATTCTGACCGATACTCATTTGAGTAGTAGTACCACTGATAGCAGAATCAGCAGAGTCGATCATTGAGTTGAACTTAGACGGTTCAAGACGACCACCAAAGCGGTTATCTCTGTTTTGACCGTTATACTTATCAACAGACTTCAACACGGCCGCGGCAAGTTCATTTGCAGAGCGACTTGTGTTGTTTCCGTTGAATGCAAGATGAACTGTTGGGGAAATATAGAAAATAGTCGGGTCAACGATCACAGGTTGGATCGATGCCATGGAGTAATCAAGAAGTTGGTTCTTGATTCTCTGTTTTGTAGTAGTGTTCAGATTCACACCACTCTTTGTACGAACGGCAACATACACTTTGCCATATTCGGGCGGAGACAGCTTCTCCCCGCCGTACGCCGTCACTGATGCAGCAGAAGGATACAGTTTGCTGACCAGATAGGCATAGTCGTTCTCGGTAACTGCTCTATTTTGCACAGAGAACCCTTTGGGTGCCCTATACTTGATGCTCAGAGCGGATTCACGGTCCTCACCGTCTGCTGCTGTCTCAACAGTCTTCAATGTAATGGCATTAGGCAGCACAGGACGACCAATAGAGTCGATTGAACGTCCAATGAACCCAAATTTCTTGGCACCATTCGCTTCGGGACCATCTGTATCAAGATATTCGACAGTAATGAACTCATTGTCGATCAATTTGCGTCCCAAAACGCCATCACCGAAGGTAACCTTGTATCTAAGGTCCTCAGTTTCCTCTAAGAAGTAAGTTCTGGACGTAGATTCCAGTGCAGTGACGTTATCTGAGATAGAATACTCGTCAACTTCGACAGATTGCTCGTTAGGACGAACCAAAACCTTCATTCTGTCGGTATCTACGTTCTCAGCAGGGATTATATACTCAGGTTTCTTCGTATCATCAACAGTAAAACTGTATGTGAGCAGATTTCCTTGATAAATCAACATTTTGTTGAATGTTGCCAGTCCAGTTGACTGATCAACAGTCGCTTCAATGTCAGAAAGGTTCGCAAAGATGAAAGCATCGCCTCCAACAGTCGCTACGAACACATCACCCTTCATGATTGTGATCGAATCAGGGTAAGATTGTCCACCTGGCAGTAAAGTTGCCTTGGCGGTCATGGTTATACATGCTCTGGACGCTTTTCTAGACCTTGGAGTGTATCCAATCTGCTTAGCGATCCTAACAATGTTGTCTCTAACAGTAGCAGACTCCAAAAATGACTCATTCATCGACATGTTATCCGTGAACGAAGCATAATATGTGTTGTATGCTAAGATATCAATCAAATATGAGGCAGCAGATCCCTCAAAATCATAATCAGAGAACTCTCTTCTGGTTCTCAGGTACGATTTTATAGATTCCTTAATCTCAAAGAAGTCTAGGGAGGTTAATTCTGATGGTAGTGCTGCCATTTTAGGTGCGTTCTAAAAGGAATTCGATTTCTTGGACGAGTTCTTCACCAACAATTCTATATTGGATCGATACATCGACCTCTTCCTCATTATCAGAGAGAATCACATCCACATTAACGACTTCTACACGCGGTTCTAGTCGAGTAATAGTGTTTTCAATCTCATCACGCAGATCTTCCGCTGTAAATACATCGAAAGGTTCAAATAAAAGTCCTCTGACACGAGAGCCTATGTCCATTTGGAAAGGTCTCTCTCCGAATTGTGTCATAACTAGGTTCCTAACTGCTTGCTTGATGGCATTTTCATTCGTTACCGAACTAAAATCCTCAGTATTAGGGTTCATCGAGAAGGAGATTGCGAAATCTTTATACCCTCTCGACAAAAATTGCTCAGATCGGAACCTGTATCTCGCCACTTTGTCTGATTTATATCAGTGTTCTTGTTTATTTATAGGTTCAGCGGCAGGATTATATTTTAGGAACTCCCTAAAAGTCATTTTCATCTCTCTTTGAGACATTCCGCAGTGCATTGCGGCGTGAGGAAGGTTCATTGTGGCATGAAAAAGTGCCTCATTCGACTCCCTCACTAGTTCAGGTGTCGTTTTCACCTTATCTACCTTGACCTCTATACTTTTTTTGTTTAACATTCCGAGATGTAGCTGCATATTTTGTGTTTTTAGATGATCCTTGACGGGTTACCTTGGGTTTTCCAGGCATCCAACTGGTTCCAGAGATCCCAACCTTTGCTCTTGTTGCCATAATACTCCTTTAAGGACATCAAGATGATAGCACATTAGGGCTGCCATACGCAACCATGCTATTACAAGGGTAAGACCACCCCATCCAACCAGGAGTTCCGACTCCAAGAGGGTCCAAAACTCGACCAACAGGAAGTTTGCAAGCAAAAACAGTCAGAGTCGAAGAGAAAAGGAAACGAATATGACCTAATCCTGCATTATCTTCGATAGTCAACCATGAACATGGCTCAGGAGTAGGCACTGGACACACACCTTTACCGCATGGGCACATGTAAATGATGATATTTGTGCATGTAGAGGCATGTGGAGTGAACACATCACCAAAAGTCATGGTCGGTAGACCATTTGTGAGCACCAAAGCCTTGACAGCAGTCAGTGGTGAGGCAGGAACTAGTGGTGTAGGGGGCCACCAGCATGTCCATTCCTTAATAACGATGCTGTAAGGGATCGGTGGAGTCTTACAGAACTGTACAGAGTGGACAGTAGGAGGTATACAGATGCCATGACCGCTACATGGGAGTCCTGTGATAGGTGCTACTGGTAATAAAAGTCCGTATGCCATGATTAATTAGTTAAAAGTCCTCGGGATTCTTTGCGCCATTGAACAAATTGTCTACATCAGTAGAGAAATCTGAGATTTTTGAGTCAAGTGTCTCTTCATAATCGAAATCTTCGTCATAAAATTTCTTCCAGGTATCATCTTCAAACTGAATGTCACTAATTTTATCAAATTTACCCTTCTTGTACTGCTTCTGCAACAGTTTTTTGTCGCCAGGGTCGTAAGAAGAGTTGTGAACCTTGCGATCTGGTATCGGTGGGTTGGGTTGAACCACCTCATTACGCTCATCGAAGATGCCACCACCACATTCATCGAAGAATGGGTTGCCCATATTACGTGCAGTCTGTCCAAATGCAATAGTAGCACCCGTACTCCAATTCTTAATACCCATAGTTCCTGAGTATGGACCCATCATGATACCAAGTTGGTTCATTAACTGAGGGTCAATAGCGATAGACAAGTCATTGACATACTCTAACGCGAACTCATTAGCGGGAGATGCGGATCCACTACCACCACCATAGATGATTCTGTATACGTACGACAGAGTATACCAGCAGGCACCACCACCGAAGTAACCTTGCATCGATGTACCGAACCCATTGTAGACTCCCTGCCTGTTCTCACCAGGATCTTCCCAGAAAGTATATCCAGGAGATCTGCCCTGAGTCTGGGCATTACCGCTTCCCTGAGGATAATACGCTGAATAGACATCAAGTACCCCATCGGGGTTCCCATCGCCCTGTGAGCGCCTTACATAGGTGTCCCAGCACTCTTCTGCTGGCATACCGTTAGACAGTCGTTTGATCGATGCTGTATAGAACGGAGGAGTTGTATAGGTAGCACCAGCACCACCAGACGGACCAATGTATTCAGGGTCGGTAGGTGGCAGACCATTACCAGGATCAGTGGTCGTAGGAGTTGTATAGTTCGTTGCAGTTCTTTCTCTGTATGAGGCAATGTTCTCACCTAACCAAACTTTCAACTGTTCCATCTCATTATCACCGATGACATTACCATCATCATCTTTGATAGTGTTCTCCCAGTCGAAAGTGTTCTCGTCCAAACCAACAGGAACGAAGACAACATCATTACCACCAGAGGGATCCCAGTAGCAGCGACCTTCGATCTCACCACCTGCTGCTGCAAGGTTACGAGTACATTTCCAACAGTTCTTTGGATCATTGTCAACAACAACTTCTCTTGGTTGTGTCAGTGTAGGTTGTGGGAGGTTATGTAAGAACTCCATAAACTCTTCACCGACCTTACCCTTAGTTCTACCACGAACAGAGAGGTTGACTTTGAAGTGACCGTTGTCTGACTTAGAACCACAATACTTATAGACGATCCATCCGAATGCCCTACCAGTCTCTCTATCAATATACGGACAGGGGAGATCTTTGAATCGTGTGACGTTATAGAACTTAGGTTGTGGGATAGAAATACATTCGTTGCCTGAGTTCCAACCATACAGGTCAGACAATCTCTCATGAACTCTGTCTGCCTCAGCACCAGCATTCAGTGCCTGATTGTATTCCACATTGTACATATCTCTAAACGGTTCAACGTTTGAGATCAATGCTTTCAAATCCTTGAAGTCAGGGATTGCCTTACCAACTAGTTGTGGCATTCTGATCTTGACACAAGATGCAGGGATAGGACTACACAACTGAGTCTGTTCGATTTCATCAACCTGACCCACTTTGATATATCCTGTGGGGTACTTGGCATTGAAACCATTCATCATGGTTTGCATAGAACCAATAGTACCGTCGTCTAGAACACTAAGTTGTGACTTCTTCAAATCAGACTGCTGCCTGACTACATCTTTCAGAGTCTTGCGCTTTGCCTTTGCTGATTCTACTCTACCCTTATCATTAATGTCACCACCTGAGATACTAAAATCATTAGACTTAGGTGACACAGTATCTTTATAGACTTCCTGCGCTTTCTTGGTATTAGGACCGCGCATCCGATACTCTTCCTCTTCTAGTTCTACAACAAAGATTCTAGGAGGGTTGTTGGGATCAGGATCATAACCACGACCTCTATTCTTAATAGTGATTTCTAGGATAGAACCATTACCGTCTATCTTAGAAATTTCCAACTCAGCAGCTTTCATGTTCTGCTTACGACGGTCTTCACTACTAGAAGTTTTCAGTTCCTTCTCAGATGCTTTAATAACTGCCAGGACGGTTTTCTCCTCATCCTGGTCCATACCTTCGATTTTAATTTTTGAGTTCTTTGCGTAAGGATAGTCTTCCTGACGCTCCTGCATATTCTTCTTGAAGTCCTTCTTCAAGGTAGACTTTGTATTCTTCTTGATTCTCTTGAAGTTGAAGTTATAGTCTTCACCGTCATAGTTTTCTAGTTTGTTCGTTGGTGATCTGAATCTAGGAACTTCGTACTCCATCTGACTCACGACTTCCCTAGTCATATCCATAGCAGCATACTCATTCAAGATAACAGGATCTTGAATCACAATTTGCGGGTTCCTATATCCGAATCCCGCATTGTCAATCCTGACACTTTGAATCCTGCCGCGCTCATTGACAGTACAAGATACCTCTGCCTGGTCAAGAGTCTTACTGTGTACCAGTGCAGTCTTATCAATCTCTACTTTGTAGTAACTAAGTTGTTTGGGAAACTCATATACACCAAAGAATCCCGCACGATCCTTTACACCGAACCCAGCAATGATCTCAATCTGTGCAGCGTCCTTACCTTTTGGTGTAAAGATCTGTCCAGCAGTGAACTTACGCCCTCTGCCAGTCAACTCCATGTAACCACAGCGGAGTTTATTACCAAAGTATCCGTGCTCACCGATCTCCCATCCGTTAATAGTGTCACCTTGCTGGTATCTGTCCAGTCCACCAGTGATATAGCGGAACAGAATCGTAGTAGATTCCGTATCCACAGTCTTAAAACAGTTCTCTACATCACCATCTGCGAAGTTAGTCAGTGTAAGTGAGGTATTAGTTGTCTTCCAGGAGTCAGGTCTGATCTCATAGAAGTGTGAGTGATACTCTTTTGTGACATATTGCTCGTCACACACGCACTGGTCATCGTATTCATCACCAGTACCGATACTTCTGTTCGGACATTGGTTCCTATCACTGATAGAATACTGTACTGAGAAGATAGGACCCTTCCATGGGTACGTAGTATTGTACACATAGTATACAAACTGCGAGTCAAATGCCGTATGGAATTCCAAATACTTCGGTACAGCACCTTTGACTCCGCCGTTCTTACCGTAGATCCACTCAAAGTACGCATCACGATTCAGTAGTGGACAGTAGTCAGGGTGTCCCCAGCGGAAATCTGGTTTACCATTGCTACCTTTGTAACTTGCTGCGTAGGATCCGCTATACCTATTCTGTCGGAAAGTAGTAGGTGACCAGATTGCCTGACCATATGCATCATATAATTTCAGTCCACCGTTACCTGCATCAAACTGTGCCTCATAATTCTCATGCACATAGACAGCAGCAGTCGTTCCTCCGTTAGAGTAGTGTCCAGCAAGGTCAGGTTCTTCCCAGTCATACCATCCAGAGCGGGTGGCATAGTCAACTGGTGAGGAATATCCAATAGGACCGATCAGTCCTTTGTCTTCGTATACTCTTCTATTACCAGATCCTGAGTCTTGTGTGAACACATACCCAACAATACCCACATAGTCATACTCTTCATCGCGGGGATCCTTACAATCAGGTACACCAGACACACCACGTTCTAGGTTGACTTCCCCAGCAGGGTTAGCAGTATAGAAGTGATCCCTCTGTGATGTACTACTACTCTTGTAATACTCATACAAAGGTACTGCTGTCTCGTTAGTGTCCGCATACTCTTGTGCATCTGCTAGTGTATTAAACACATAACCGATGATCTCAATATACACATACCCACTACCAGGACCCCCAGAGGAGGACGCAGGGTTGTACTCGTTATTGTTTGCTACTAACCATGTATCATTCTTATCGTTCTCGTACCAATGGTGCAGTGCCTTGGTCTTACCAGGTTTAGCAGTTCGCGCACAAAAGAATACAGGAGAACCATTGCGGGGTTCTGCATTATATGATTTCTTTACACCACCACTTGTAGGTCCAGTCTGCTCACCTGTGAAGTCAGTAGGCCAACGTAATGTCTGTCTAGGGGTATACTTATGATCCTTACCGCCCCTATACCAACGGTAGATAGGTTGTCTTGTATAGTCGCACTCGTCTAGTTCAATCCCTGTCCCATCAGGATCAAAACATTGTTCGTCATTGTCTCCGATATAATATACACGATCACTTGCAAACACAGCAGTTCCAGGACCATCATCGTTAAAGGTGATCCTGTAATTAGTGCCTGGTCCTGAATGATGAGCATGACTTTCATAGTCTCCGTTAGAGGGACGTTGCCATGTCTTCTTGTATTCCCCTCCATCATCGACGTTAGGGAAACTCCGACCAGTTTCATTAATAAAAATTGCCATTAAGGTTCTAGGACTTTTATGCGCTCTTCCAACATATTTAGACGCACATACAGATCATCAAAGAGTTGTTTGATGTTCAGATAGTCCTGATACCCCTCAGGTTTGTACTTAATCATATCCGCCCCTGGTTGAGGCATCCGCCCTATCGCTTTCTCTACGGTACTTAGACGATTACTCAGGTTCTCCATGCCCTTTGCAATCATCTCCATGTGCTCCTTGTATACATCAAGGAATTCAGTGTCGTTCATAGTTTAATCTCTCAGGGTTCGACGCGGTTTTTTCAAGCGTCTTCGGATTTTTTTAGAATAATAGATCCATCTATATCCTCACTCCATTCTAACATGGTGCCCTCATGCCATCCTAACTCATCTATTAGTTCCTCAGGCAGGGTGATGAAACAGTTATCTTCATCGTCTACCTCTACTGGTAGTGTGAATCTCTTCGACATACGCTTTGTGCTACTATGATTCTATATAGGGTCTGATATTTTTACGATGTTTCAACCGTAACACTACCTCTGTATTATCACACCAATACTGTTGTCGGATGATATCGGTTACCTGGGATAATTCATGTGCAGGGTGGTGTAACATAAATCCATCTCCGAGGTATATACCACAGTGATTGCATGTTTTCCCCTCCTTCCAAGAATAACCGCCTTCTAGGCGGTCCAGGAACAGTCTCATGATCATTACGTCCCCTACCTCAAAGTTGTCGATAGGGGTGGTCTCCCATAGAGATCCTTTGTAGACTGTGATAGCGCCCCCCTGCCTCTGCACCTCCTCTTCGATTAACTGAGGTTGAAACAAATACTTTCTTTGTGCTGGGTAGTCAAACAGATCCCTACCATAGTAATGATTGTAAAACTCTCGGACGATCTGGTAACACCCTCCCAGACTCTTGCCCTTGAAGGCACGAGGCCAGGGGCGACCTACCCACTCCTTCCAGACCTCTGCAACCTCATAGTTATATGGGCGGCGATCATCTGGAAGGTTGCTGTGAGACATAGTGAAATGTATGTGAGTTCATCCCTGAGGGAGATGTTTTTACCTGGGAAATTTTTTGTGGATGGGGGAAACGGAAACATGAATAATATCTCGACCGCTCTGGGATACTGTTATAGCTTAGACAATAGGTACTTTTTAATATACGGTTACTGTCATTTAGTGGGACAGATTAACTGTCCCCAGTAACAACATCATAACAGTATCCTTCCATGATTAGGTAGTCACACCACTGTGTATATTGTGTGAGTTGTTCATTCAAACCAGTGTCAATCAGGAACTGTGCTAGATCAATTTGTTCATCAGGTGGTAGACTACCAGCATCATAAAGATCTAGCAGAGTTTCATACTTAGCGGGGATACTCATTGTGATGAATAGCGGAGTGAGTCTGTGAGTGCTTGTTGATAGTTAGTGAAGGGACCATACTTAGGACAACCGTCGTAATCGTATCGCCAAAAGTGTTTACGACGGTCCTCCCAGATCTGTACACTAACAGGGGGATTAGTATCGAGTTTAATACTTTTACTCATTGTACATCACTGGGGTGGGTGTTGTCAATCGTCTCGTAATACATGTCCTCATAATCTAACCCGTCATCATCATCACTGTCTAGGATGTCATCGATCCAGTCAGTCTGTGGAATTTCATTCATAGTCTTCTGGGTTGAATCGTTGGTTTGATTGGTGTTTCCTTGTGGAAAAGTCTGTGGAATTGTCATCAGTGTAGCGGCGAGAATCGTTGCCTCCATACTGTCGTTTTTCCCTAATAGATTTGGGGCGACGAGAGTTATGCAGGTCGTTTCGTTTGTAAGT